CAGCTTTCGCCGGCAAACTTAAGATAGTTGACAATTAGAACTCAGCTACCTAGTTAGGTAGTAACTCGTTACATATAGTGATAATTACGTAAGTACATATATAAATAGTATCAACCGCGCTTTTTGCCTATGCCTTAGCTGATCAGAGAATACGAATACGACATAGCCGCGCTCAAACTGTCAAAGCTTTGGAAACTTTGGCCGGTTTGTTTATGCGTGGTTACTTGCCACCGGTCCAAACTATCCCGGCATATTGTGAGTTTTGCGGGCTTGCTATGTTTCGCCATGAAATAAAATCAGAATGAAGGTAATAAGAATTAAATAACGATTAGCCTATCTATTAGTAATACATAAGGAATTAAAGTAATAACAATTAGATAGTGATTGCGTATATATTATAATATTTAGTAAAAATATTATGTATGAATTTATATAATCAAATCATAATACAACTCTAATTCTGTGTGTGTATGTGTGAAAAACAAACTGTTTTCGATCAAGACCCTAACTGTTTTTGATCGAGACCCTTACCAAGAGAGAAACAAAACTCTTTTGCCTCAAGATCCTAATAACTATTTTACTTCGAGATCCTAATCTAGTCAGGAACTGGTAAATAATTGACACTCTCATTCTCTTGTCGATCATTTCGGTGGTAGCGAAACACTTCCACATCTCCCGCTATTTCATCCCCTTCATGCTCTTCAAAGATAGCGTTGAGAATTTCACAGATTTCGATGTTTTCTAACACCCTGCGAAAAATAAACTGTCTTGTCCCGAGATCCTTGAAAACAATGGTCAGAGTAGTTGTTTCAATCAAAGGACTGGTATGTGAGAAGTACCTTAAAACTAGCTGACTTAACCTATTTAAGTAATTCATTGTGTATAAAGCTGTTTGTATTCAAGAACCCGATCCATAAAGGCATTTTGATATGCCTTCATTGGTCCCGGTCCAATGTATTTCGTTTCAAGTTTTCCGTTCACCGAGATAACTAATAACGCTCTTTCAACCGGTAAATTCACCTCACTATCTCGTAAGCAAAGACAATACGCAGCTAGCTGACAACAATAATCATGCGTCAACATTGAATTAGCTAGCCGAGATCGTTGAGATGTTTTGTAGTCACACAAGACTGGTTGATCACCATGTTCTTTAAGCGTCGCCAGCAGGTCATAAGTACCAGCGAAACCATCGGGGTGAAAGACTGCCTCTTCCTGCGCCAGAACCGCAGTCACGTTGCTATCAAACCAATCAACTAATGGATCGACGTAACCTTTAAACAAGGCATAGGCTTGACCCTTATTGACTGGTATTCCTTGCCCGTATTGCTCCATAGTTCGGTGCGCGTAGCTGCCTCGCTCACAAGCTTGTTTAGTTTTTGCCTTGGAGTCAGGACGCTTAAGCCAGTTGTGCAATGCTGCTTTAGATTCTTCATCTTTGGTTTTACCTAATAAGGTTGTGATGCCTACAAATGGCTGGTCATATCCATCAACGGAATAACCCCTCTTATTGTCATGCCTTTTAACTCGTCTTTTGCGAATTACCATAAATCATTTAGTAAATGGAATGACATGAGTTAACTCTTGATGTATTAACTCCCACGCAACACAAGCACTGTTCGCTTGGTCTTGATTAGTCCAAGTCCTTGCTTTACTGATGTCACTGGTAAATTGATGAAATTGCTCATCATAAAAATCAGGATCACATAAGTATTCTTGAGACTGGTTTTGTAAGATAAATCCCTTCATGAGTAAAAAGCCCCGCTACTTGCGAGGCTCTATGACTTGACCGAGTTAAGTTATTTTAGATCAGAACTAAAGGGATCGCCCTCTGGATTGAATAACTCAGAGATTTCGTAACCTGCATCAACTACTTCATCAAATGCAGCTTCAATCTTCTTCTTAGTAGCTGCTTGCTTTCTCTTACCGCTTGCTAGAGGAACAGCAGTATAACGCACATCTCTTGGATCATTACCGGTCTTAGTCTTAGTAAGCTTCATATCGTATTCTTCCTCGTTACCTTCAACTTCTACATCAGTTACGAAGGAAACAACAGGACCAATTAAACCTGACTGGTTAAATTCAAAGATTTGAACTGCTTCCTCTGCATAGTTCCAAACTGTAAAAGCGTAGAACTCTTTTTGCCCTTCAGTTGGAGCAACTGCACCAACTTCATTTGCTCTTTCTTCTAATTCAGTCTTGCTTAACTTGGTAGGAGTACGGAGATTAATCTTCTTACCACCGCCCTTACGGTCACACCAAACACCAAAACCATTAATAGTATGATTCTCATCTCCTAAGAAAGTAATCCTAGTACCTTCTTCATTTAAATCTTTGGTGTTGAGGTATCTGCTACCACCACTACCGGTATTAGCTTGGCGTTTAGCAAACGCCTCCTTTGATTCTTTACTGAGTAAGCCCATGAAAATTGCGAGTAGAGCGTATCGCTCGAGATTGGCTTTCCTAGTATATACCTTAGTTAGGTAATTACTTAATTAAGTTAGGATATCTTTACGAATGTCGATAAGATCGAGTTTTTCTTCCTTGATATAGCGGAGGACAATCTCTACAACTTCGGACCGGTTTGTATTACTTTCCATGGCTAGCTCTGATGCAGTGTCCCAACCTTCATCTGTCAAGCTCAGTGTTCGCTGCCTTTTTGGACTATTCCAGTGATGCAACTTCTGCAAACCACCGCTAGGTCTTGTCTTTAATTCTTCAGTCATTAGTGACATAATTACTTATCTACATTATACCCTAGTTAAGTAAAGGTGATATGGCTATACCCCATATATCTTCTTCACCAAGTTTCGCTAATCTTGCCAATGCGCTTAAGTCTGCAACAATAGCTGCTCCTGATACTGGTTTATTTAATACAAGTGCTTCGATAGTCTTTGACTTCTTCTTTAACGTCATAATCTCTGATACGTAATCAATGTCTGCTTTGGCTAGAGCTAACCTCATATATTTACCGAGGGCTTTGGCAACCGCTTTCTCTTTCTTCACTGGTATTGATTTAGCACTTGAGATTCCTATATCTGTAATACCTGCGAAAGTAGAAAACATATCAGTTGGTCCCATTGGGCTACTATCAGCGTTCCTCATATATTGCTTATCTCTCCATAGGTGATCAAGTGTTGCTGGTATCTTCTTCCCTCTAGGTAATCCTTTAACTCCCTGTGTTCTTGCGATAGCTTGCATCACTAGCCCCAGGGCAACTAATAGTTTAGGGCTAGGGTCTCGTAGTGTATCTCTTTGGAAACCTGAGATCTGTGAGCTATGGAGTGCGTTAGTTTCTAAAACTGTCTTACCTAGAAGGATAAGTTCAGGTTGTGAATATTGTTTGGACCATACCCTGAAAGATAAACTGAACTGCTTTCTACCAAAAGATAAATTACCGAGGAAGTCACTCTCTTTGACTGGTGATACGGGATCTGCAACTGTGATAGTTGGGCTCATTAGATGTAATGGAATTAAATTAAGTTGTAGCTAATTACCTATGTATGTTATACGAATAAGTTAGTAAAGCAATCAATGTAACTTTTGTTACTCAGTTAATTAGAAAATAGTAGGTAAGGGGGGTGTGTAATATATGCACTAAACTAGGTTATTTTTCTTCTAAGCCGTTCTACTACAAGGGATCTCACGATGCACTAAACTCATGCACTCTTGCTATTACCAGTTTAGTGCATTGCGAAACCTCTTCCACCCCAAGCGATTACAGCGAAAAAAACTAGGTTTAGTGCCTTGTGCGAGACCCCTCGAACTTTTTAATTCTTCGGTCTGTAATACTTCCAGCCAGGATTGCCACCACCTTTCTTAGCACTACCCTTAACCCTCGCAATCCCTGTTGTTGCAGCGTTCTTCACTAAAGTCTTAGCTTCTTTTCGTATGGCTGCTTGACTGAAACTACCCGCTAACAATCCTCTTAACTCATCTAAACTAACTGCAACTGTTGATTCGAGTTTAGTGCTTAGGATCTTGAGCATTTGATCTTGCAACTTATCTAACTCGGTCAAGGTATGAGTTCCTCCGTTCATGGATACAAACTCAAAACTCATATCCTCTTTATTACCTAGAAAAGTGAACTTCTCACCGGTTTCATTAATACCGTTCCGATTCTTTAGAACTTTTAAGACCAAAGTAGGAGCATTATCATCTTCCTCTGGACCAAAACCATTACCCTGCTCTTTCCATAAACCCCAAACAGAACTTGCCCCATTCACTAAGTAAGCCGATCCATAGAGATCATTCTTAGTCACATTTCTAGGAGCTGGTGCTTGCCCGGCTCTCTGTCTACTTTGGTCTTTCTTCAAATGATGGGTAACAACAATCGCGATATTCAATTCACTAGCTAACCGGTTCAACATATATACGTATAGGCCCATTTCTGCATCGTTTAAAGAAGTGCCACTTTCGCCAAAAAGTGAACCAAAACTGTCCATAAACATCACTTTTGCACCGGTTTCGACCAGTTTTTGACGCAATTCGGGGAACATACCGGGATTGAAGTCCCACATCATATTGAATAACTTTCCATTGGGTTCGAGACCTTGTGCATCCCATTTATCCTGCGCGTCTGATTCAGGTTCATCCTTTTGAACGAACAAAATAGGACAAGGCTCGGGAATCTTGAAACCTCCTGCAAAATCCTTACCGGTAGTTAATGACTCAGCCATCTTGTTGAGAAAGGCTGTCTTACCAACTCCACCATCCGCAGCTAATAAAGTCACACTTCCTTTGGCTAATAATCTGGGGATAATGGCTTCTGTCTTAATTCGATTTGCCATTGATTCGGCAAATGTAGCTGACCTTTGTTTATCTCCATCAAGCTCTACTTGAAGAATAGATATTAACTGAGAAAAATCGGGCTTACTTATCTTCAATTCCTTTCGCAAATTCTGCATTGCTAGAAGTCGTTGAGATGGACTTACTTCTGATTGCTCAATGGCTGTAAGTGCTTCACTTAATTCTACTGACAACTTCGCACTTTTTTCGATTAGTCCTTCGGCCAAGATCTTTGGAGGGAGGCAATGTTTCGCCCATTTAGGTAATTCCCAACCGTTTTTCTCTGCTAATGACCACGCCGCGCCCCATTTTGCGACTTTTTCATCACTTTTACTACTTAATAACGACTCAGCAAAACCAACTAAACAACCACCGTTCACATAATTTTGTGGTCTGTTGTATTTAGTGCCATCCCAATCACACTTCAAATCCCAAGGACTACCGACTAACCAATGTTCAAATATTTCTTTATCGCCTATCCCGCGCCAAAGACTTAAAACTAATCGCTTTAACTTGTCATAAACCCCACCATGAGCATCTCGGTAAGGCCAATACTCCATCATTTCGTAGAGCAACTTCTTCTGTTCACCCGGTGACAGGTAATCAAAGAAAGTTGGTCCGTTATCAGTAGGTTTATCCTCTTTAACTTGTGCATTGATTTCCTTTAACCAACCTTCAATGACTGGTGTAGGTAAATCAGCGACTTTTAAATCATCTGGGGAATAACCGTCTAACCACCGGTAATAGAGATCTTTACCTTCTTCCTGACCGTCGGGGTGCTTTCCTTCAATGACTCCATGCCTTTGTCCTCGCTCTGTCGCTTCGTAAATAATCTCTAGTTTTCCTCGGTCAAATGACTTACTACATAATTCATCTGCATATTTCGCTGGTATTCGGTAAAGAATTCGCATTCGATCTTTCTTACCACTGATATTGACCGGTGACTTGTAATGCTTGAGTAGATCTTCCTGAGTTAGCTGATAGTTGGTTAGCTCATTGAATGTGAATTTGCCGCTAATAATCTCACCTGTTTTTTCGTTTACTCCCTTGCCATCGAAGTCAAGCCAACAGTAGCCGCCAACCCTACTACCGGTCATTAATCCAATCGAAGGCCAACGCCCTAACGCTCTTGACTCATAAATTTGTGGGGCTGTTAACCACTTAGCTGGATTGCGATTCCAATTCGTTGCTTCTATTTTATCCGCGCCGTATGGTCTCTTTCCTAATACCGGTAAAAACCTGACATCACTGGCTAAACCATTCAAGGGACCAAGGTTTTGCAATATTTCTGGGGCTTCAGTTTCCTTCAAATTGTCTAATCTCTCGGGAATCAGATAGTAATTGCATTAATCTTTCTAAGCAAGTTATTCCTTGATTGCTTGACGTAAAGTAATTAGGTAGGTATCATATGAACACGCGCTCAAAGCGCATCACATTACATGGATTACATCTTATGGAATACTGGCACGATCATTCTTTACGCTATCCACTCAGAGAAGTAGCAGCGAGATACCCCAAGACTTATCAAAAAGTAGGCAACCAGTTAAGAGAATTAGGTTTAACCAGCGATGAAAAGAGTAGGGAAGAGTCCAAAAGTATTCTTAAAAAGCAATGGATCGCAACTCTGGCAGCGATGCCCCCACATGTTCAACCCTATAAAGATATGGGAGATACAAAAACATGGGCGCAACAAGATTGGACTTCAGTATTTGCAGAAATTGAAAGGGAGGTGGCGTGATGGAAGAATCGCAAAACCTACAAATTAGCGTTTTATTTGATGAAAACCACCCCGGAGGAGAGGGAGAAAATGGTCGTTATCAAGAATCTTATTTTGTTCAAGACGCTGATCATCTAACAAGAATGATTAAATTTCAAGCCTCTAAAGGTAAACAAATCCGAGGAACTATACGCATTACTGATGTAACACCACCAATAAAAAAGGAGGTGGCGTGATGATGATGATTACATCTTCAGTTCGTCTCTCAAAAGAAGAGACAGACAAACTAAAACAGATCAAGACCCAGACCGGTCTTTGTATGTCTGCCTTAATTAGGGAAGCTGTTTGTACTTACTTAGAAGAAAGGGAAGGGATCGAAGCAAAAAGAGCTGATGACTGGTTATTTGAAGAATACGAAGAGCCTATAAGCCAGGAGGTTGTTCCATGAGTTACAACATCGCTGTTATGTCTAACAGTATGCCGCCAAGAGCCAAACTCCATCAATTTTGGGTTTGTAATCCAGGCGAGGACGGTAAAAATATGAATTTTTGGGGCTTCTCCAAAGACGAAGCTTACAAAAAAGCTAAAACAGCTAATCCTCAAGCCTCAATAATCTGGAAAAAGAGATTATGACCCTGACAGTAACAATCGACAATACTGAAGGGCTTCTCTCTAACGGGGCTACTCTTTACACCGTTTGCTGGAAGAGAGACCCAAAAGACACCGGTCAAGTTCGTCTTTGCCGGGGAACCAACAACTTTAAAGACGATGGTTTGCCGCCAGATGTATTAGCAGAAGTACAAAAGAAATTAAACCTCACATGACCCTTGATCAACGCCGCATCCTTCACGCGGCAAAACACGCACAAGTTTATAAACCTTCTCACATGAGGGCTAAAACATTGGACTTCTTAGAAGTATTCCTTCTACAGAGCCAGTGTCGGTTAAATGAACTCTATGCTGTCCTCTCAAAATTTGTTGGTCGTGAATTATCTGAGGAAGATCAGCAAATGTTCTGGTCATTCCAAGAAGAACTGGCAAGGATTCAGAGCGACATCACCACACTAATTACTGTTAAAGAGCAATTATCAAGTGTTGAGGGAAACTTTGAAAAGGCTTGCAAGGAGGTCACAATTGAGACTGTGGCTATGTATCTGAAGCAAGCGGAAGAAGAAACTGATTGTAAACAAGACCCTAGTAATGAGTCAGATGACATCCGTTCTAAGCTTGAAAAACTACTATGACATTCATCACATCCCATTACATGAAAGACGACCGCTACGGTCCTCTGCAAAGGGACATACCCTTGCAAGAATCTCACTACTTTGCCTCTTACTTATTAAAGAGGGATATAGAACTAGATCAGGTCGAGACCTTGACCGATGATGAACTAGACCGGTTGATTGCTGAAACTAAGGTCACTTCTAAAGATCGAGAAGCACCACGTTTAAGAAAAACGATGGCCGCGTACTTCTATGAATACGCAATGAGAAAAGCTGAGAAAAGAGATAGGAAGTAATCAATGGAAAGATTTGTACTCTTCAACAAGCTCAAACGCTTGGGCAGAACCTTTGCCCTCGATACTGAGACTGCTTTAATTCCCCACGCCTTTAATGGAAAGGGAAGTGTCCGATTAATTCAATTTTATAGCCCTAAGTATTCCTTTTATTTAGATACTTATGACTTAACCGAGTCTGATTGGAAAACCTTAACTGAGTTCCTTCAAGACCCTAACTTAGTAATTGTTTTCCACAACGCGAACTTTGATATACGGGTATTGCAAGCTTGTGGGATTGATATCAAAGGGAAGATCCATGACACCATGCTTCAAAGTTATTTATTAAATAATGGAATACCGGGTATTAGTCACAAGTTATCTGACGTAGCCAATCGAGAACTATCCGTCGTCATGGATAAAACTCTTCAAGCTCAAGATTGGATGAATGCTCAACTAACTGAGGCAGATATTGAATACGGAATGAAAGACGTTGAGTACACATATAAATGTTGCTTAAAAATGATTAAGCGCATTAAGGCAGAGGATTTATCAACCGCTTATGAGATCGAGTGCCGAGCAATTAAAGCAACAATTCAGATGGAATCAACCGGTTTTCGCATGGACCGGTATGCAATGGATAAGCAAGTTGAAGATCTCATCGAAACAAGTGAGTCAACCAAGTCTGCTTACATCGAAGACCTAGACGGCGAACTAATGGATGTAGGACATGAAGGAATACCACGTGAGGAAGATGGAAGTTTTAACCTCAGAAAATCAACAACAGGAAGTATCAGACTCGGTACTAAAAAATATGCTGGTTATAACTGTGGATCAGCTAAACAAACACTGGAGTTTTGGAAAGCTATTGATATTCAACCGGTAGATAAAACAGGTAAGCCAAGTCTTGATCAAAAGCTATTAGCTGGATTTAGAGAACGAAGGCTTGTTGATACCTATCTCAAGTGGAAGAAAGCAGATAAGCAACTCCAAATGTGCAAGACCTTGATCAAACACCAAGTCGAAGAAACAGGCCGTATTCACTCAAGATTTAATCAAACTGGTACTTTTACAGGTCGTTATTCCAGTTCCTCTCCGAATCTTCAGAATGTTCCTCGGGGAGATATGCGTTACTTATTCAACGTCAAGAAAGGACGCTTATTAGTTGTTTTGGATTATGGAGGTATGGAGTTAAGAGCTTTGTGTTCTCCACGTATTGCGAATGAAAAAGAAATGATGGATGCGTTTAATGCTGGTGTTGATATTCATAGACGCACCGCTTCACTGATGTTTAACAAAAAGGAGGTTGAAGTTAACGATGAAGAAAGAAGAAAAGCAAAAGCATGTAACTTTGGTTGCGCCTATGGAAGTGGACCCGGAGGACTCGTTAATTATTTCGCGTCACTCGGGCAAATTATTAGTTACGAGGAGGGAGAAAAATTTCTTAAAGCGTGGCTACAGGCATATCCAAAAATTGCTGAGTGGCATAAAGAATGTCGTAACCGCGTGGATCGAGGTGAAGCTGTCAGGATGGTTGATGGCCGTCGTCGTTTTCTACATGGTGAGGCTACAAAACATACAACATTCGCAAACAACACAGTCCAAGGAAGTTGCGCCAGTGTCGTCAAATTAGCGATGGCTGTCATCTATGACCGACTACCGAGTATTGATAAGACTGCACGATTAATTGCACAAATCCATGATGAGGTCGTGATCGAATGTGTGCATGAAAAGGCCGAAAAAGTACTCGAAATGGCTAAAAAAGTGATGGAAGAGGCAGGAAAAGAGATATTTGGTGACGAAATAGCACTCATCGCGGAAGGAAACTATGGCGAGAGTTGGGGGGATGCCAAATGAGTAAGCAAAAATATCAAATTAATGATCGAGTTAAGCGTCCCAACAAGAACAACAATTTAACCAGTCCTAAAAAACGCCTTCAATTACTGGCTGATCACAAGATTGTTAGTTGCCGGTATGGAACAGTTGTTGCCGCTGAACTTAAAAAGATTAGAGGGAATCGAACCGCTTTCTATTACTCCGTGAAATGGGATGACTCTACAGAAATAGCTGAACATGGGCAAAACACACTTCAACCAGCGGAGGTAATGGAATGAAACCTCCCGCTAATTCTCCCCCACCCGCATGTCCAGAGTGCGGAGCCTTTCTAACTAGAGTTGTATGTACGAAAAAAGACGACCAACAAGTAACGGTAAGAAGGCGAAACTGCCTAATTTGTGACCACCGATTTTATACAACACAAGAATTAGCACCACCGGAAGTTGCTGTGAAAGAAGGGCAAGTCAAGTGGTTAGGTCGAGGTGACAAACAATATGTCGTTGTTCGTAAAACTCTTAAGTCTCAAGACCCTATTGAGCAAGAAACATTGTGATCAGAGTCTTTTTGCTGTAGTGGGTTCGAGTACCAGCTAACTTCTGTAATTTCTTACAGGTTAATTGATGAAGCCCGTTGATATAACCCGTCCACGGATCAGGTGAGCGATAAACAAAGGGTTGACCAATTGCATCCAAAATCCTTTTCACCTAGTAAAGTTGAAACTACTTAGCTAGGTTAGCTTCTGTTGGAAGAGTCACCAAGGACAACAGTATTAAGGATGTTGCGTAAGTCAGTTAGCTTGGCGACAGCCGGTGAAATTCACAGGGCTGTGGACTTCCTAGAGGGAGCTAGGAAGATTAGGAAGGGTAAAAGTAAATTTCGTAACGCTAAAAGACAAACTAAGTTTCAACCGGAAGTAACATTAAGAGACTTGTAAGGGTGAGGGCTGTCGTTTTGTATCCGTAATTACATACGTACCTATCTTAACTTGTATAGATAGTTAAGACTCACTAATTAGGTATTACCTTTCTGTCTATAAAAGATATTCTTATCTCCCTGATCGAAGATTATAAGAAAGCTAAATCCTTAGATCCACTCCAACTACCTCAGTCGGATTCGCTGTCACTTTCAGAACAAACTCTAGATAAATCTCCCGAAGGCGATTGTCTGGAAGAGACTCGGCATGTTTCCAAAAACCGGGCGCCCCCAGTATCTGCGCTCGTTCTTTCAAGATAGGGGAATCAGTTAGAAGTAAACCTGTTATCTTTTCCTGCTTTTTCTTAATCGCTTCCTCTAAGTCTGGATCATTCATCTTAATGAGTAAGTCAACTTCACTCCGAAGCTTCATTACTTCCACGGGTTCTTCCTCAGTTCTGTTGGCTAATTCCTTTGCCCGTTTAGCTAACGCTTTATTGATAGCTTCTACCATCATTGAAGCCTTTACTCTCTTATTATAAAAATCGCATTTAAGAGTATTGCATCTTAAGGCAAAAGCATGTGTTTCCTTCTTACGAGGTAAGTAGGCCAAACGATTAGTACAGCCAGAACAAATAGCAAGACCAGTAAGAAGTTTTGGTTGCACTTTCGAACTTGCCCCCCATGTATTCCTATTAAACTCCATAATTCGTTGAATCGCGAACCAGTCTTCATGTCTAATTAACGGTTCATGCAATTCCCAAATAACTTTCTTGTACTGGTAATCTTTGACTCTCTCAAAACCTATACCACCTCTCAAAATAGGGTTACATAGCCACTTTTTAACACTAGATGTTTTGCGTAAAGGGACATCTTTAGATTCAATTATTGCCTTAGAAAACCTATATCCATTCTGCCTCAATAAAGCTAAAAACTGTCTTGCTTTATCTCCCTCAGTTGGATGGAGTTCTAAACGATCATTATCAACATATTTAACTCTGTGATAACCCCAAGGTATCTTTCCTCTCGGTATCTTCCCGTCTTTCCACTTTTGCTCAAAAGCTTTCTTAACTCTTAGGCTCAACATTTTGGATTCCATCTCAGCAAGACTTGTAGAAATGCGAGACATTAAGAATCCCTGTGGTGTATCTGTGTCAACAACACCTGTATCAATTGTTCTAATTACGACGCTCTTTTTTGACGCTAAAACCAGCGCAGCATCAACAAAAGCGGCGTTTCTACCCAACCGGTCATATCTAGTAACAACTATTTCTCTAACTCTTTTTTTATCAATTAACTGAAGTAATTCGTTAAAAGCCTCTCTTTCATTAGATCTACCGCTTTCAACGTCGGTATAAATTTTCTCAACACCCGCTGCTTTAAGTCTGCTCTTTTGTGTTTCGAGAGCTGAAAGTTGCTCATTTTGTTCTGTGCTGACTCTCGCATACCCGACTACATCAGGGAAAGTCTTGTTTGACATTAGACCTCGCTAGGCTAGATTAAGCATATATACGTAAGTCATTACTTTAGGCTTTCGTCGCCTTGCTGTTAACTAATCATAGGATTAGGCATCTAGAAGGCGACAAGAGCAAAAAGGAACCAAGTACTTATGTATGTGCCTTTCATACAATCGTAAAAACAGCATGAGTGCATCATTTGTTACTGACTCTTCAACAAAAGAAGGAGAACTTTATATTGACAATATTGAACACAGTATTTCTGATCTCGAATTTTTAAAAGAAGATCTTGACCAACTGTCTGACAATTTCACTCCAACTCTAGAAGCTAAAGAAAAAACAGATAAAATCCTATATCACATAAAAGCTGCGCTTAATCTCAGCAAATCTCAACTATCTGATGATGGACTCAGACAAGGAAAAGAAGACTAAGAGTGAAGACGAGAAGTTTCAAGAAAAGTGCAAGGACATTCTCTTGCAGTTAACCGACGAACACGACTTCCATAAAAAACAGGTTCATAGGAAAACTACAGACGAGTCATAATCCAACCCAGTTGCCCTTTGCTAGGATCTAGGTAATGACTTACCTACTTGATGGATGACTACCAAGAATTACCTGAAGAAAAAGAAGAAAAAGAAGACGAAGAAAGACCGTCGAAAGTAGGTACTCTTGTTCAACTAATCGTATTAACGTGGTCTTTGGGAGTAATAAGCATGAGTTACTTTGGAAATACGGTTAAGCAAATTGACACGACGTTTGCAGCCGGTCTCCTATCTTCGGTTCTTGGAAATTTCAACATAGCTGTAAAGAAACCGGGTAACGCTAAACCCAAAGACAGCAACAAACCTCGCAAAGATCCTATAACCGGTAAAAACATTGGGCCAGATGGGAGGTTGATCAAATGACTGGTGATTTTTCAGGTGATCTTTCTATCGATGCTCGGCAGGAAACTAGAATTGTCTGCACCGAAATGAAATTGAAAAGAGCAGAGGAGAAAATAGGAGATTTAGAAGACCGAGTAAGACAATTAGAGAAAAGAGTATTCCAAGCTGCCGCAGTTGTTAGTGCAGGTTTGGCATTATTAGGTTTATTAGCCCAAATCAGTAAAGCTTATTTATGAAACACTTACTTCTCCTCCCACTGGTATTTATCCTTTCTCCTTCGAGAGCCGACATCACTCACACCATGCAGTCAGTTGTTTCGGTGAGTACGGTCGGTGCAAGTACAACAAGTAATCGGATTGGGACAACAGTAAGTTTGCAAGGATCTAATGTCACACCGACATCAAACTCAGTAGCTAATGCAATAGGTAGTTTAGATTTAGCTGACGCAGGAATAACAAATGGAATCCCAACCGTAGACCATGACACGACTTTTGGCGTTACTACAGCAGGGGATTCATGGTCTGTGCAAGAAACTTATTTAGAGGGTGATGCTCAACCATCTCTACTTTCAGGGACGGTGACTGACGGGGTTATACCTGCGCTTCCAATTTTCTCAAGTGTTGTCTCCGTATCTGGTGGAGATCCCGGCTCTGTCACCATGACTCTTGCTTCTGATCAAGCGATGACTGTATCTCTAACAGATATGGGAGCAGGTACAACAGCAACGATGCAAAGCACAATATCTTTGGAGATCGACTAGTGCATATCCCAATAATTGTCTGCTTCATAGCCATAGTTATCTACTGCATCGCAAGCTTTTTAATGTATAAGCACTACATAGATATACACAGATGATGAAATGGTTGTTCTTATTTTTTATTATCTCACCTGTCAGGGCTGGAAGTATTACTCCGCGCTTCACAACAGGCCAGATGGAAAGTTCGTCTCGCAGTGTTCAAACGATAGTCGAGACGGTGGTGACTCAGAATTTCCGCAGTGGCTATTCTTATCAGGCGCAGGGGTCTGGAATCAAACTTGTGACTGGGCAATCCATATCTCCCGACGCTATCTATACAGAATCACAATCTGCCGGAGGTGTTTCATTTAGATGGGTAACACCAGACATCGACAACAAACCTCAATGGACATTAGCGAATCCCGGTTCTGGCGATGCCTTTTCACTCGTCGAAAATTTCCTCGCTCCCGGCCTCGACGCAGTTTCAACAGTCCAGAGAACTATAAATACCGAAACTACGCAGACCAGTTTAAGCATCTTCTCGCACTGAGTTTAATAATATATAGCAATCCAGTTTTAGCCAATAATACTATTAGTAGCCCTAGTGCATCCAGTAGCGGAACAGTTATAAATAATGGGTACCAGACGATCAATGGAAACTTCCCAACTCATAGATATAGCAATGGGATTCAGTGCCAATTACCTACAGTAGCGTTCACACCTTTTGTTACTCAAGGAGAGAACTTTTCATTACCAAGAAGCACAAAGAGTCGAACAAATATATACGATACCCAAGAAGATGATGATGGTAACTTAATTAATCCGGGTCGCATACTTTATGTAGCTGAACAAGAACGAATAGATCAAACAACTTTTAATCTCAACTATGGTGCGACGCTTAGTTTTCAAATCCCACTAGGAAAAAAATTTAATGATGAGTGCTTGGCTGCTGCTAGAACACATCGTCAAACTCAAGAGTTTATGTTGAAGGCTAAGAAATTAGAGGTCAATTTATCGAGACTTAAAATCTGTGCGGAGCAAATGAAACTCGGAGTTAAATTCGTAGGAGAAGATGCTGTAAGTTGCAAAAATGTCGTCATTACATCTGTACCAAACCAAGTCATACCCCATAAGCACAAATTAGAATCTACGTTTCAGGAGACTTCTTCTCTTCCTTCTTCCCGGTAATTTTCTTGATCAAGTTTTTAACAATCGGTTTGATTAAATTCAATATTAGTGGGGCCGATACAGCGAGCAGAGCCGTTGCCGTTGTAGACATCGCTTGACCCGGCGAGGGAAAATAAGTTTCGGCATAAGTGACTTTTTCCCAGACTGGTAAGCAGTCACCGTTTATAACTTCAAATTTGGAAACGCGCTCTAGCCTCTTCTCATTGGCGAATGATCCAATTCTTAGACTTGAATTTGGATCTGGACAAGGTTTATCAATTTCTTCTTCATCTTTCTTTCTAGGTAACGACTTAGGTAGCTGTTTTCGATCTGTTGGTTTTTGACTTGTTTTAGTACCGGTGGTTTCTGTATAAGTCATTCGATGAGGGTCATATCGCATGGGTTCATACGAAGGAACTTGACCCTCTGGACATGAATTAGAGACTCCGTTTATATCAGCCCAAAGTAATGAGGGGTTACGCGAAACTTCTAAATCTCGGTGATACAGGTGACACCCTGGAACAAGACCGGTTAATGAATATCCTATAAAGAAAGGCGACTCAGGTATATCAATTGTAGGTATTTTAATCTCAGGTATTTTTATTGTGGGCATTCTTGTCGCTCTCTATGTGCCCTCGTTTTACAAGCGCAACAACAATAAATCTTACGCTGTTCTTTAGTGAAAAATTGATTATGACATTGAGGACAGCTTTTCAGAATTGAACCTACATCACCTACCTTTTTATATATAAATCCGTTGAAAGTTATAAACTCTTCAATCATTCATACTTTGATTTACCCAACACAGCAGCAGCATCCTTAGTTGTAAAATCCTCTGTTGTCCAGATAGAAGTCGTTTCATCTTCTTTCTTATAAGCCTTGATTATCTCTAGATGTGCAACATTCCTTTTTAAAGTTGCCTTGTCCTCATCAGTAATTGTTGATTGAGCTGCAATTGAATTAATAAGAGTGACACTATCTTCAGCATTAATGAAGATTTTTGCGACTTCTTCGGTAGAACGTTCAGCCATTTTTCTTTAAAGCTTCAACCTCCATCTTAAGCTCTTGGATTGCTTTTACAAGAATAGGAATAAGTTTTCCTGGAGCAGCCTCCAATTTTTCAGGATTTGACTCTAAAACTAAATTAAGATATTCAGCGTCATTATCTTTTTGTACTTGTTGGAAATCTTGCGCAATAAAACCTGCTTCATAACCTTTTGGACCTTGGCCATTTCTCGTTTGCCATTTAAAGCGAACTGGTTTAAGAGAATCAATAAAGTCTAATCCTAGATCTAAAGTATTAATATCTGTCTTATCTCTTCTATCGGAAAGTGAAGTAATACTGGTTACTTGACAACGTAAGGTTGCAATATTGCTATCACCTAAAGTTATCTCATTAGAGACGTCAACAGCGCTAGCCGCCGCATCATGACCAAGTATGACGTTATTTGATCCTGTAGTTAAAGCATCTCCTGCACTAGGGCCGCATATTAAGTTATCTCCGCCAGAAGTGAGTGCAGTACCTGTTTCGTATCCTAGACATGTGTTATGAGTACCGGTCATAGCACTTCCGTGACCACATGCTTTATAACCAATACCTATGCTGTGCTCAGCTTGTGATTTGTATAAAGCTTGATACCCAATACCAATATTATAATGTAGATAAACGTTTCCTATACCCTTAAGAGCTTCATAACCAAAAGCACAATTATAATCTCCATAAGTTTCATAGTTACTGCGATAGCCAAAGGCGCAATTTCCTACGGTCATACCACCATTTTTAGTAGAGTGATATCCCATAATGGTATTAAGTTCACCAGTGGCTTCTTCGTATGCTTTTGTTCCCACAATAGTATTTTTCCCTCGAACAGTTATGCGCTCCCCTGCAAAACTGCCGAGAATGACATTCTCACCGCCTGTAGTCATCGAATCTGCAACTTTCCAGCCCATCAGGGTGTTTTCAGCGCCGGAAGTGACTGAAGTACCACTCTCGAATCCATAAAAGCTATTCTTCAGTCCATAGGCACCTACATTTATTGAAGCACCGGAATCTTCACCACCAACTGTGTTTTCTCCGCTATCAGAACCAAGTCCTCCACCAGAAGCAGCGGCCCAAGATATATCAGTCCCATCAGATGTAAGTACTTGATTAGCACTACCTGGGGATAATGCGGCTGGATCTCCAGAGGCATCACCATAGATAATTTTACCTCTAGCAAGACCTGCCATCTTAGCCAAAGTGACGGCATTATCAGCAATAGTTAGTGCTCCGCTACCTGTTACCTCACCGGTATGAGTGGCGTTAGTTGTTTTAGCTGTATTGGCTGCTATCTCTGTATTAATAGAGTTAGCTAGTTTATCTGTCGTAACTGCATCGTCGGCTATCTTAGCTGTCGTAACTGCCGCATCGGCAACGTCTCCTTTAACTTTTACTAGAGATGATCCTTCTTTGACATAACATGCGTCTTGATCTTGTGCATAGACGATTTCTCCCTCTTGTAGATCCGAAATACTACTATTTAAGTCTGAATAAGAACCTCTAGCAATTCTTACTGGTGTTCTAGTGCTTGGTGTAGGCATGATTAGGTGAAGTCGCCCCCATCAAAGGTGTTCGATGTGCTAATTGTAGATGAACCATTTGCAAAATTACCGCCATCAACCAATATTGGACTACTACCAATCTCACGTATTGAACCATTATCCTTCTTGGTGAATAGAGTACCCGCCGCCGTATTAATTAATAATTCAGCAGTATTAGAAAAATCTGAGGCACTAGGGTCTGAAGTACCTCGTTTAAATCGGAGGCTTGGCATTAGAACGTACCCAAATCGACATCACCAACCGCCAGAGTCACATAGGCATTACCACTATCTTTTGTCATTGCCATTGATGAATTCATTCTAAGAATCCCGTCAGTTCCATCCGTACCCCAGATATAACCAGAAGTTCCACCATTTACTACTGAAACCTTTTCATCAGTCGATGCTGCTGGAATATTTAAGGCGGTCTTGAAAGACGCAAAGGTTATCTTTTTCTCTTTCTGTCCACTCGACTCTGAATTGTCATGAATTAAAATAAGATCATTAGAGCCATCAACAGAAGCAAGAGTCGTTAAATCTTCAACAGGAGGAACAATAGGAAGAGAGGTTGACGCTCCTGTAGCAACATGTAAAGAACCTCGATCAGTTGTGAAATGCGCTTCACCTGCCAACATTGAAGCAGAGGGTAAATTGCTTTTTGTTCCTCTTTTGAGTTGAATACGTGCCATGATTAAAAAGAAATAGTGGGTTTAATTAAAAGTTCCACCATCTAAGGAGGAAGACCAAGAGGTGTCATAGTTTGAATAGGAGGATTTAATAAGAATATTGTTGGGATCACCCCCAGTTGGCAAACCTCCCGCCGCCATGCCTGACGGACCTTGCGGCCCCTGACTAACTACATCAACAATTTGAGTAGCACCCTGCGTAACCGTTACCTGATTCGTAGTTTCATTTACTGAGACCGTATTTTTTGTCTCATTTACGGTAACTGTATTGGTCATGTTGTATAGCCTTCCTTAGCAGTCACGGTACCGGTTAACCAATAGTCAGAAATAGAACCAATCGTAAGCTTCAAATCGTAATAACTGGTATCAGGTAGGGTGGCTGTTTGAGTATCGGTAAGGCTAAGAGTTACTTTGCCATTAGTTGCATCTGTAATAGTCGTGGTGACATCACAATGCTTCTTAGCTCGATCTTGTGTCCAAAATTCGCAAGCTGTTGTATACCCAGTGAGATTAACTGCCGTACCTGTTGAATCTTTTAAAACAACCTCTTGGCTCCAGTCACTTCGCCGGTATAACTCAATATTGTATGGGCCGGGAGTAATCGACATTCTCCTACTTAACTTGGTAACTTTATTCTATGTTATAGCTTAGGGATTGCTGGCATTGATATACCTGTTGTTTTTGGAAGACTTTTCTCGATTGATTTAGGTACAACGTTAGAGACTTGCCCCATAATTTTCTCCTTCACCTGCTCTTCAAACTGTGGTGAAGAAACATACCGGTATAAAAGGAAAGAACCACCAGCTAGTGAAGCACTAAGAATAAGTCCGATACATGCAGCGGCATCTAGGATTTTACGAACCATTTTTACTTAATTAGGTAGGGAAGGTGTAACTAAGTTTATACTAGCTTTCTATTCGAAACCCGAAGCTAAATCGATTACAAGTACTTCCGACGCAATGCCAAAAATAAGGTTTGGTATTTGGTATATCAAACTCTCTAATTGTTAAACCCTGGTCATCAAAGTCAGTAATAACCTGGCCGTCTTCTTCGTACTTAAAGAAAGACCTTTTCCCCTTATCAGCGTAAACAATATATACCCTTTTACAGGGGTCTAAATGATTCGTATGCCATCCCATATAACCCGTATCGGGATAAACAAATGAACCACTTAAACTTACTTTCATTCCCGCATAGACCTCCTTTACTATCCTTGTCAATTCATCTAATGTTGTTGAATTAATACGTTCCAGATACTTAGAGAAATTCTTTAAGTTTCTATTGCTAGCAGTATTAATTTCTAGTCCACTTTTTTCTTTTTGCTCTATTAAAGCTTTTTCATCGATAAAATTCGCAGCATTATTTACGTACTTAACGCTTACATTTCTCTTCATCTTTAAAATACTGGGCTCTACAATTCTCCTTATTTCCTCCTTGCGTTCAAGAGGGAAAGGGTTACGAAAAACAGTCAAGAGGTAGGAACAAAAGACCCTTGAGTAGGGGTTTTCTCTTCTGAAATTTGAAGTTGCAATGAGTCTTCAATAGCTATTACTTGATCAGACCCAAGACCTTCCTTCACACTGGTAATAATCTCAGCCGCTGTCAGATCTGTCCTTGCGCTTAAAGTTTCAGGTCTAGTTAAAGAACAACTGCCATAGGCAGAAGCTGAGTAACTACCATCTGTTCTTACACAGGTCCAATGGGCGGTATGAACAAACCCATCACTGAGGTCATAGTCTGTATTAGCTAGACCCCATGTAGTAGTTGCCATAATTAGAAGGGCTTACCAACAGCAGTTGTAGCAGGAGTTAAAGCAGTGTCAATCGCAGCTTCTACAGCAGCAACGCCATCGGTTCCTAAAGCAGTTTTGACCCAACCAATGCAGGTAGCAGCATCTAGAGAATCATATGCTTTGAAGTCAGAAGGAAGACTAGAAGGCTTAACGAAATTCACCTCACCTGTTTGTCTTGAATCAGGTGCTTCTGTGTTATCAGAATCATCAATCGCCTTAACACGATAGATAACCTTATTCACATGACCATCGGAAATGTCACGTTCCAGTGTGTTCACTTCCCAAGTTTTAACGATTGCCATAGTTATGTAACTAAGTTGAGTTGTTTAGGTAGAGTTTAACCTTCTTGAGAAGTATCCACAGAACAAACTGTTGTTTCTTCTTCTTTAATCATCTGCTCTAGCTCTGCATACTGTGCATTTTTAACAGTGAAGTCAGCATGAACTTGTGCTTTTTCATTTTCAAGCTTCTTGCTTTCTTCGACAAGAGTATTGAACCTATCAGCTAAAGCTTGTGCTTCTGCTTTACGTGCATCTCTGCGTTCGATTAATGTTGACATAAGAAAATGTTAGATAATAAAAGTTTAAATGTTAGATAAGCATTGAAAATTACGGGTTACGCACCTTCTAATGCCGTTACTTTTGCAGATAGTTCTTGTATTGCTTTAATACATAAAGCAACCATATTTGCATAACGCAAAGCGTCTGGTTGGTTATCACTGTTGTAATCAACAAATTCAGTTAAACCTGCATCATGTACTTCTTCAGCAATTAATCCACCAAATATAGTATCTCCGTCGTTGTTACCTTTGTAAGTAACTGATCTAAGTTTATTTAAATCAGCTAAACCATGCGTTGCATCCTCAATAGTATTTTTATATCGTCTTGAAGAAGTATCTCTTTGTAAAAGTCCATTAGATTGAACTCTTACATTGGCACCACCGCTAGTCGTATTGTCATATATTCTCTGTACGAATAAATCTCCATCAACATTTAATATCATCCGTTCTGCTAGAGATCCATTATTTACTTTGGTGTGAAAATACATCGCACCGCCATGCCCAGACGGTCCGCCGCCACCTTGACTTTTACAAATAATCTTACCTAATTCACCACTTTGGGTCTTAAATATCAAGCTCTCACTATCAATATTAGCGCTGTCTCCACCACTGGGTTTATCAATAATCACAGAACCAGTCAAAGTTGCTCCTGTATTCGTCGTCTCAATCTTCTTAGAGTTGTCGAAATTGAGTTCTACGGCTCCATCGTGAATAAACTTAGCCATGACATCACTACCTTCCTTGTCGGTAATAGTTGTGCCGTCTGACTCAAGGTAAAGAATACCTGTAGCATTTTTTATCTCACTGTTGGTTCCATTGAAAAAAATCTTCAGATCAGTATCATTTCCAAAGCGTGCTTCACTAGAGTCACCCAGTTCTAAATGATTACTAGTATGCAGCTTGAAGCCATTTGCTACTGTGTAGCATTTGATAGCACCGTCGTGGTAAAGAGAGGTGTTTCCATTCCCTTGTATATGTATGCCTTCTTCACCAGCTTGAGGTCTTAAATAAATATCATCAGCAGCTTCGAGAATAATATCGTCACCACTATTCTGAGTTAGTAGATAAAGATCACCTGTGTCATTAACAATAAAACCATTGCCGCCGTCATGGTAGATTTTTAAATCCGCAGAATTTCCAAAGTTAGCTTTGTAACTATCAGGGATATAAATACCTTGAACAGCATCTACATAAGTACTCGTATATAAACGACCAGTTACATTAGCACCAGCCGAGTTTACAGAGAGCTTCACAGAGTTGTCATGGTAGAGTTCTACGGCTCCACTACCAACAGCTTTTATGTTTGATTCCCAAGCAGCATCAGTATAGTTTTTAAGATTCCAAGAGCCATCTGTATGAGCCTGTACTAACCAATTATCGGCATTGTCATCACCTTCATCGGCGTGCATATAAATGTTACAATCAGAAGCTTCATTAGCTTTGATTTCTAATGTACCAAATGTTTTTGTTCCTCCTGAAGTCGTCTCAAACTTCTTAGAGTTGTCGAAATTGAGTTCTACGGCTCCGCCTTCAACTAACTTTGCTAAATATTCAGTTTTAGCCGCATTTTCCAGATTAATCTGATTACTAGCTATTACTAAGACTCCTGTACCTACATCTTCTATGTATGAATTAGATCCATCATGGTAAATAGATAAATCTGACGAAGCACCCGCAGTAAATTTCCCGTTATCTGGAACGTTAACTAATCCTGCACTGGTAATTGTTAGTCGTGTTGTAGGGGAAGCTGCTCCATCTGCTGTCGTACCAAAAACAAGTTTTCCAGGTGTATCGTTTGCCCCAGGTGTTCCATTGATAAACCCAGCAATAGAAGCAGCAGTATTTGTTAGATCGGTTCCATCTGCCCCACTGAAATTGATTGTTCCTAACGCATCACCATCTTGAATAACAGTGACACCACCAACAGCAGCAGCTCTACTCTTACCAAAGTTTAAAGTCCCTCCTGCATTAGAGGCTGAGTTACGAGTAATAGATAAACCACTTGCTGCATCTGTTCCTTCTATCTGCTGAAGAGTTGTCAGATTAGCAATAGCCCTTGAAGAAGTAAGACCAACAAGCACCCTTCTTGAGCTATCAACTCTTAAGGCTTCAGTTCCTCCTGCTTCTACTGACACAGTATCAGCAGCAGGAAATCTTATCGCTGTATCTGTATCACCAGAATGAATTATTTTATCAGGTATCGTTAGATCACTTGTAGAAGTAATAGCTCCTGTTACCGCTAACGTACCAACAACGCTGACACCAGTATCAGCAGTTAATCTTGTTGTTCCTCCAGCAGTCAAGCTAACAGTATTTGTTCCACCAAACACTCCTGAATCTGTATCGCCAAAGTGAATAGAGGCAGCAGAATTACTTCCAGCAGTCGCAGCTAAAACACCAGTTAACGTTCCACCTGCAAGAGCTAAATAAGTACTGTTTGATGTAGAGCGTTCAGCCGAAATAACCGCTGCCAAACCAGCCGGAGTGACAGACCTTGTTGTAGAAGTACCGGTTGTTGTCTCAGAATTAGTCGCATATTCACTGATTCCGGCGACTGTTGTAGAAGCTGCCGGAGTGGTCAAACTTCCGGGGCCAGCCATCTTAACGATAGTGTTATCACTAGCCCTCATGTAGATACCGAGGCTATTAATATTGGCGTTTACTGCTAGCTCTCCAACCGCCGGTAAATGCGTAGTAGTTGGAACAGAATCCTGTACGACACTGTTTTTCAGTGTGATCTTAATAGCCATAATCTCTAGTGCTTATACAAGCGATGGACACCTATATCCATAGGTGACTTAAGTTTAGCCTACTTAACTCAGTTGAGTCAGGTTAATAAGTGCCGCCAGCTATCTCAGATACATTCTTCCATTGACCATCAGCCGCATATTCAAAGAATTGTCCAGCAGTAGGAGTGTCAATACTTACATCAGATAAATCATCTAAAGCAGAAACAGAACCAGGACCACTCAATGTATCAACTCGATCCCAGTCATTGAGGCCCATACATAAGGCCCAGTCACCCGCATCAAAGGAAGTTGAAGGAACAACAGCAGTTCCATTACCAGCTACAACACATACGAAATAACAGCCAGTAGTTGCTGCTGTACCTGCCGGGATTGCATTTCCTGCGCTAAATCCTGCGCTCGTTCCAAAGGAAGTCAGGGTAACAATCAAACCGTTACTGGCATTAAAAGTGCCTGAGAACCTGAGATTTTCTTCTGCTAATCGTCCAAAACCCACTGAGAACCAGGAGTTTCCGTTGAATATTCTTAGTTGCCCTGTCGATTCTTGTAACCAGTAAACACCAGTTGGAAGATTAGTGATTGCTGGTTGCGCTTCTTGTATGAACGAGATAGCACCGCTACCTAGCTTATCCATTGTGATCGCATCATCAGCAATCCTAGCTGTAGCAAGTGATCCAGTGGTTATTTTACTTGCATCAAGAGAAGGAATATCAACTGCTGCTAAATCAGTTCCAGCCGTAACTATTCCCTGTGCATTAACAGTAACTTTTTCATACGTTCCAGAAGCTATCCCTGAATCTGCGATTGATAAAACACCATTACCATCTACAGCTAAAGGTGCTGACGTTGTTGGAACTTTGATTGCTCCAATAATACTGGCAGTGGCTACAGGTAAATCCCCACCTACCAAAGCAGAGCTAGAAGTCAATTGGCCAAAGGTATTAAATGTCAGGCCGCTAATAGTTACCGCACTTATAGAATTCGAAATACTGAGCGCACCTAAGTTTGTAACCGATAAACCACCTGCTGTTGGAACGGAAACAGCACCAATAGCAGAAGTAGTTGCCTCTGGTAAATCACTAGCTACTAAAGCAGTTGTTGCGGTTATTAATCCTTCGTTGTTATATGTAATCCCAGAGCGTGCTGACGCTCCACCACTTACTGCATTATTAATTCCTAGATTATCTCCTGAAACATTCAGCGACCGATCTATATTACTTGCATTTAATTTAACCGGTAAAATAGTACCATCAGTTATCTTAGATCCGTCTATACCACTAGCAATTTTGACATCCGTCACGGCTGACGTTGCTATGGCTGCCGTATCCACGGAGTTGTCAGCCAGCTCCGTACTTGTGACGCTATTTGTACCTAACTGAGTCGAAGTTATAGTTGAACTTAATAATTTAGTACCTGCAATACTTCCCGCTAATTTATCATTAGTGACCGCAGCGTTATTAATTTTAGCCGTTGTAATCGCTGAGTCCTGAACTGCCAAAGTATCCACAGAAGCGTCTGCTAATTCTGAACTTCCAATCGCATTTGGAGCAACATTTCCCGCTTGGATTGTATTACTTGCGATGTGACTATTTGTAATAACTGCACTTCCGATTTCGCTTGCCCCCACAGCGTTTTCAGCTATTTGCGTAGCTGTCACAGAATCAGTTCCTAACTGCGTTGAAGTCAAACTTGACGCTGTAATTTTTGCTCCCGGTATATCCCCATTCGATAGATTTAATTTTACATAAGCGATTGTCGTATCTAATAACTTACTACCTTCAATGCTTCCTGCTAATTGACTATTTGTTATTGTGCCACTTAAGCTTGAAGTTGGATAATTTGTTGCATCTGTCAGATCCAGAGCTGGAGTTGCATCTGTTGATCCTAAAACCAAATTTAAGCCGCCCAGACTGATACTGGAATTAGCTAACTTCGCATTAGTTATATTTGCATCTAGAACCGAAGCGGTGACAATCGAATTAGCACTTAAGGGGTAACTAAGAGCAGTCGCCGGTATAGAAGCTGCATCAATTAAAGCAACTCCCCTTTGAACTAAGTCTTTAGCCGTAACTTTCTTTGTTTCACTCGCACTAATATCAGCAACAGGGATAGGGTCTGTCGCCTGTAAACCAGATCCAGCTAATGCTGGTAACTGGCTAATCTCAAGATCTGGCATAGCTCAACTCAACTTAGTAGGGTCATCATAGGTCAATTCTAGTTCGTATCCTCAAGAGTAAGCTTACTTCCGTCCTCTTGTAGAAGTAAATCTCCACTTTCTTGTAGTAGATAATCTTCGGGCGCACCACTTCTCAAATGAAACGGACCAGTCGTAACAAAGTCAATCTTGGTTGTAATGACTCCCTCAGTCCTAACTGAGACAGCAACATTAGAAACAAGGCAATCAGCTTCATACCAAACACTATTTACATCAGTAGCCCCGTTGTAGTAAACAAAAAATTGACCCAAAAAGTCAGCACCCTGCTCCATTCTTAGAATTAATTGAGCCAAGTAAGCAGGAAACTCAGGAGCGCTTACTGTGTAAGGGGGATCACAAACTAGATACTGGTGTTGCCATAAACAGTTCAAAGTACCTTGACCGGAAATTAAACCACGATCAAATTGTGATTTAAATTCGTCACCTAAATGGGTGAGATCAATAGAGTCTCTCGAAGTTGTAATCTCGAAGTCTTTGATATTTGCCAAACAGCGATATCGTTGATTACGGGTTGTGAAACGAACTTGTCTAGCTGCTGTCGGTGCAGTTAAAACTACAGCTTCAGATTGATTACCAGCGAGAGCTAATTCAAAAGACTCAAAAAGTCGAATACCTCCAACTTCATCAACATGCAAAAACTTTCTAGTATCTGGATAGTTTTGACCTGAAACTAGCTCAAGATTTGATCCATCAAGAGTCTCAATCTCAACCTGATCTCCAGTAATTAAGGAGTTCGACTGAAAGTCAACAGAGAACCGACGCTTCGATACAGTCACATCATGCGGATCTAGCTGAGTTACAAGACCCTTATTATTGGTATCCCGCTTTATTTCAACGAGACCATTTGATCCAAAATAAATTGCCACAGACTAGAATTTTATAGCTGAGTCTGTTCCTAATGGTGCGCCATCTGCTTCGAAACTAATATCCGCTGATAGCACCTGACCTACTGCGTTAGTCATAGAAAGACTGGTTATATAGGCATAGAAAATTATAAATCGTCCTCCTGGTGAACCATCGTCGATAGCTAGTTCTAACTTTATGTTTGAAGATTTAGTTGTTTTACCTGTACCTGCTGTCGATCCTCCAGACGGCTTAACAAATTTCTGGAGAAGAGTTGATACACCCCCTGCACCTGTATCCGCACCAGATTCAGAGTAGTAATAGATTGAGCAACTACCTGTAATACTTCGGATACCGGGAATTATTGTTCGATCTGTATCTTCTAGTGACACTGTTTCTAGAACAGCTTGACTTGCAGTGAATGACCAAGATCTTACTTTTGCTACAGCGGTGCTACTACCATCTACAAATAATTGTCCGTCTTGTCCTGAATAAAAATTAGCCATTCGATCGCAACTTAACTTGGTTGCTTTCTATTCTAGTCCCCATCAAGGCAAGCTACAAATTTACAAGAAACATTATTGATTCCTGGTTGAACACTGGTTACATTTGGAGGTCCGTCATACCTCCATCTAAGCCCTGATTCCATATAGTTAGAAGTACCAGCAATTACTGTGTTTGCTAAACCATTATGCTCTATACCTTGTAATCCCTTTGTCTTGCTAAAGGTTATGTATTTCCATTCACTGTTTACATCCTTATAGTTATAAAGAATACTCATTACGTTTTCATCAGAGATATTTGTAAAACCCAAAGTCAATTTTGCATTGACAACTTTATTGCCATAACGAATAACACTCTTTGCACCATTTTGAGCTTCAAAAACAGTCTGAGGGTACTCACCAGCAGTAAAGGATCGACTACTCGGAGCTAAATTTGAAGGAAAATTAACAGCAGCCATTAATCAGGATCAACAGTTAGATTAAAATCTTCTCCTGACCAGTCTAGTGTAGCCAATGCTCCAAGGCTAGTTAAAGGTTCGTGACTTCCTGCAATCTCAATAAAACCTTCTTCTCCGTAAGTAATACTCTCAACCTTATAAACACGATCAGACGTATTTGTTTCCGCTTTAGTAAAAACACAGCCTCTGAAAGCAGAACCAGCTAACCCTGAAGCTAAAACTACAAGAGGTTCAGGACCACTAACTTTTTCTGAATTAAAAGCAGGATCGACACCGCTAGGCTTCCAATAATAAATAGACGTTCCATCAGTAATTATTGATTGAGATTGGATCGTTCCATTCTCAGTAATAACACCATTAGCAAAACGACTGGTATGTGTTGACTCTGAATAGAACCTGAAATATTGCCCAGGTTTTAAGTGCATTGCTGCTTGTGGAGTTGTTTCAAACTTGATTCCGTGATCAACCTTTTGTCTAACCCTTAAAGCAAACTTGGCAAAGTGTATTGCATGTTCTTTACTGGTACAAAAAACAGACAGATCAAATGTTTCTCTTGGGTCTTTTTCTGAGCCCCCCTCTGCCTTAGCTAATCTTGCTTCGACAACTCTAGTTTCAGAGAATCCATTATCTTTTTCTTTTCGGTATAACACTTTTGCCTGGAAAAGCTGCCTTTCTTCTGGAGACAGAAATGACACTTTCAAATTCTTTGTATTGCCATCAGTAAATAACGCTTTAATTACTGGTTTTGAGCGTTCAATTTCTTCATCCCCTGCCCTCGCCATAACATAATTATCATGGTATGGAACAGCAGGAACAAGAGAAAAACGACCTCCAATAATTGTAAAATCTAAGAAACAGTAAGACGCTTGCTGGTAAATAAACTCTCTTAAGTTTTGGTTTTCAGTAATCACACCGTCCCAGAAAAAGCCATTGGCTTCACAAAAACGTGCTGCTGTTTTCATTGATTCTTTATCTACGGAGACCTTTCCAATAAGATCACCAGCACCAATAATGGGATGTGTTAATAAGGCATAAGCAATATCTGGAAATAAATTTGTAGAACGAATATCTCCATGAATTAAAGATTCTACTTTGATACCTTGTTTGATATAGGCAGATAATTGACTAAAGGAACTCCACTCCTTAGAACTATTCATCCTTAAACCTGCTAGAGCAAGATTTGTATAAGGTTGAGGAGATCCTTCTATCTGTTCATTAACATAAGTAATTTCATGCTCTGGTCCATCTAAATGACTTGATCTTTCTGCGTCAAAAGTAACGTAATCAGAAACAGCATCGTAAGGATTTAAGTTTTGTTCTTCAGGCCACGGTCTTGTAATCAAATTTGCAGAATCACTAAAAATTTCAACAGTTACATTGGCATGAGGAATCCTTACAGTTTGACCTGTTGCATAACCATTTCCTCCGTCTACAATTTCCCACCTGTAGCCTATTTGACCGTCTTTTGAATAAACAAAAACATCTACTTTCGCACTATTATTTCCATTTGTTCCATCCACAACATTAATACCCTTATAAGTTGTCGGATTGACGTCAACTTGACCTCTTTCGTACTTAGTAACTGCGGCGTAACCTTTACCCTGATCGTCATCAGTTTGATTAAGAATATCAACACCGCTACTAAGACAATACTTATAACCACCAGCAATAAGACATTGACTCGGGTCTAGTGAGTAACTGCCTAAAACAGTTCCTTTTATCTCACCCCTCCAAATGAAAATCCATTCACTTTGGTCAGGACCGGAATCTTCTTCATCTGACATGTCATCAAAAAAGCCATAGGTACCTTCACCAAAGTTATCAAGTAGCCAAAGTTCGTTTCTAGCTCCTTGCGCCCCATTTGTGATACTAGAATCACCTGTTACGATCCAACCTTCCTTTGTTGGAATTGACCCTTTAGTATATGTATTGAAAGCCAGGGCAGTGCCGTTCGTATAAGTAGGAAGATCACTTAAATACCATTCTTCGTTAGATAGCTCATTACCCTCTAATTTATGTTCTGTAGTTCCATTAAAGCGAATATCAAAACCCCCAGGAGAGTCTTTTAAGGCAACAGTCTGTGTTCCGCCTAATTTGTTAACTGTATCGTTTTCATATTGTACCTTTGCTTCATTTCCAGGGAAAGGTACAAGCCTAAATTCATATTGACCACGATCATGAGTGACTCTTATGAAATTATATTGAGATTGAGGTGTCCTTCCTGTTACACAAAACGGTTTCTTACTCAAGAGTATCCAACTAGCATTACGTCCCAATTCTCTTGCGAAAAGCTGGAAAAAACTAATACGCTTTATATATTTACTCATGCTTCCTAATGAAATATTTCCATTGTCTTGCTCATAATCGTGAACTACCCCTGAACCATGTTCATATTTCCAATAGCCTGGATGACTATTTACATTTGAAAAACTTGTAATCTGTTTCCATACCGTTGACTTGATTCCTATTTCTGTTACATCACATGACTTGTTATTACTTACGGTTGCTATTGCACATTTCTGAGGAATAAGTAGTTCAAACGAGTTATGAGGAGTATTAATACGTCTAACATCAATTACTCCTGGTTCAGTAACTTCAAAATCAAAATCTTTATAGAAACCTTCAGCCCATAAACGATCTTGTACGACTTTTTTACAGATTGTAAGTGCCGTTCCAACCATAAACTGTTCGCCTTCTGATATTGAATCGTCAGCACTTTCTCTTGTCGCGTTAACAGAAGATTGAACATCTTCGACTCCCCACGGACCAAATTCATAATGATCTTCTACCTTCATATCTCCTATCGTATATCTAATCTTATCTCCTTTATTTACTTCGTAGCGACCAGGAGTTTGATTATTATTTAACGCAAGAACACAGGCATACCTTGGGAATCTGGTTCTTAATTTACGTCTCTTCTTATCAATATCACCTATGTTATTAGCATCTTTTCCTTTTAAAACTAATTCATAAGGAAGCATAAACTTCATTGAGTTAGGTAACGGATCATAAACACCAAATTCAACTTGAGTATTAGGTGATCTTGTTCCACTAAATACATCATCTTTATATGCTTGATCCTTATCCCAATACACCAACGGTAATTCAATTTCACCGGGGGTTTCTTCGTCTAGCTCTCCCTCAGAATATTTATCTAGTCCTTTCTTAAACCTTCCTGGGTTTTTTGATCCATCTAAGTAGTAAAGAGCAAGTTTTCCGTTTGTATAATTTTCTAAAAGCATATCTCCTATCGCATAACCAGCAAAATCAGGTCGTCCTCCTAACGTTCCAGAGGACAACATGAAAACGCCTTTTAATTGCTGACCTTTTCCAAGGCTTAAAAGTTGTGACCAAAGTAATTTTGCATTAATTCTTACTCCACCAATATCTCCTGTTCTATTTGCGAAAACCAAAGGGATTGTTGCTCCTAACTCTGCTAACTCTTGGACAGAATCAAATCCTGATTGAGGTGAAAACCTCTTAGGACCAGAAACATCTGCTGTTTTTAAACTAGAAGGTGTTTTAGGTTGCTTTGGTTTCTCTCTCATCATGTAAGAGATGGCACTCATAACAATACCCACAACAAGGTTGACGACAAACATTGTCCCCGGGTCGCACCTTATATCAGGCACTAAATCATAAGCTTCCGATCTTTTACCGTTATAACTTTCTGTCTTGTCTACAAAGAACCAATAATCATCTTCTGTTATCCCTAAGACTTCACATAATTCAACTTCTTGGGGCAATAAAATCCTTCGACTAGTAATTCCTCTACGGGGTGCCATGTCACCGCCGACCCTTCGAATGAAGTTATGTTCAGCCATCCGTCCTCAAAATAAACTGCCAATCCATATCCTCTCTCAGATTTACATAGGCCAACAGTACCTATATTAGGACGTTCCGTCTTGATTCCCCATAACTCTAATTGTTCTCTAAAAATTGAGTAGTCATTTTTCCTTAATCGTCTATACCAATCTCTAGTAGGAGAGGGGCTGTCTACACCATAGAACTTTAAAACTGCTTTGGATAAGGTTAAACAATCAGCAGCTTTATGTTGCTCAGGATTAGCACCTAAACGATAAGGAAGACCAATAAATTCAAACGGTGTCATCTATTTTGTATCTGTCCTGTCGTAGGAAGATGTCCAACAAGAGAAGTCGTCAACACTCTATTTGGTGCGTTCGATCCAACAGCATCAATACCAGAACTCAATAAAACCTCAATTGTTGTTGGGTCGTACCCCATCGAGGCAGCAAGCCAAACATCTTGTGTTAAGTAAGGACTTCCATACGTTGTTATAGGCTTCATGTCATCTTTAGGATCAACTCTACAAACAAAGACCTCAATACTCCATCTGTTAACCACAGCTTCTCTTGCTCGATTCATTGCAAGTGGGTTATTAGCAAAAACAAGAGCTGCTTCTAAGTTGTCACCTGATCTATTCTTTGCAGCTCCTTGATAAATAAATGGGAGATAATAATAGTCTTCACCATCTAATTGAATGATATTGCTTGCATTTTGATCATATTCACCTGATCCATTATCTAAAGCGTTCATATTATCTCTTTTCCCATTCTGATAAAGATCTTGAACCGTTCCAGTCGAATCTTTCACACGAATGAAACTAACGAGCGTTGTAATAGACATTTCTTATAAACCTACTCTGGAACGTTGGCTACGAGAGTTTTTGAGCTGACTCAAGACTTTACTTTGACCAGCTTCCGCACCTCTTCTAGCTGCTGAGTTGATGATCTCAGGAACCGCAGATTTAGGAAGATACTCTTGCTCATTAAAGACAAGTGACGGACCTGTGTAGTTCACAACTAGCTCAGATGAACCACCGGCTTGATTACTACCCACGCCACCATCGCTACCGTGGATGACTGACTTACCTCTATTTCCTTGAGACCAGCGATTCATTGCGCCAGCCATCTGAGACTCTTTAATGACATACTCCCCTTCACCCCCTTCTCCGATCAAACCCTTGGTTGGCCTGTCTACGTAACCGCCGGTTGAGAAATTTTGGGATGATAAAGCATCGTAATCACCAATCGGAAAATTATAGGTATCAGAAGCTTGAGGAATATTTGTACCACCGCCTAAACCACCCCCTATTGCGCTAGCGATTGTCTTGAATAAGAAGTTCGACGCTTGTTGAGCCATCATGTCGGCGGCTGTCTGTAAGAAATGATCAGCGATACGATCTAACATGTCCGCAACAGCATCACCAATACTCTTCGTACCCTTAACAACTTCCCTTACTGCGTCACCAAAAGCAGTACCAATTGCATCTGACGCAGCTTGTACTTGGTTCAGTGGGTTGACTAGATCTTTTAATTTCTGATCGTTTGCTTCGATCATGTCATTGATCTTTCCTCTGGTGACTACTTCGCTCTTTAACTGGTCTTCTAAATCTTGTCTTGCTCTTAATTCAGTTCTGATGGCATCTTCTTTATCCTTACCGTGAGTGATAACCATTAAAGCTATCTCTCTTTCTAACTCTGCATATCGAGTTCCGTGATCTAGTTGATCTTGTAAGAAGTCCTTCTCTATTTCCATATTCTTCATAGCCTTGTCGAATTGCTGCTGTTTTTGCAGCGCACCTTTCACTTCCGCTTCAAACTGCTCTTTCTTCTTTTTAGTTAAGATCTCCTGTTCTCCCGTTAATATCCTTAACTCTTCAATTTCTCTAGCTAGATAGTCGTTTGGTCCCTCCTTTAATCTATCCTCATCAAACAATCGACCCTTGGAGAAATCATCCATAAATTGCATACCTCTCCCAATCGCAATCGTTAATTTAAGTTCGGCAATTCTCCACATATTTAATATTTTGATAACCTCCGTAACCGCATCAACGATTACTTTCCCCATATTCTGAAACTTGGCACCGATTATCATAGTTCTTGCACCGACAGCTATCTGTAAATCTTCTACTGACTTAGCTAATCTCATGCCTGCATTTGCATAACTACTAGCCATTTTCTGAGCAATTTTTTCATTATTAATTAATAGATCTTCGCCTAATTTAAAGAAGTCTTTAAGCGTAACTTCACCCTGTTCCATCATTTTATCTAACCGCTGCATCGACACACCCATCGAGCTTGCTAGATCAGCCATAAAGCCCGGAATCCTTTCTCCTATCTGGCCTCTCGCCTCTTCAGCTTGTAATTTTCCCTTCGACAGGATTTGGCTAGCGGCTAACATAACGCCCTTAAATTCTTCTATTCCTTTACCACTTGCCAGCGTTCTAGCTAACAATCCTTCCATCAATTTACCTGTATCTTCAACACTGAATCCTGCGGCATCTGCTGATGCTTGAAGTTGCGTAAATCCTTTCAGTATTGTTCTCTGTGAGATTGCATATTTGTTCGATAATTTTGATACTTTTTCTAGCGAAGTGTTATAACTTTCTTGATCAGGAACGACACCACCAAGCGCAATTCTCATTCGGTCCATTTCAGCCGCAACTTGCGCTGACGCTCTACCAAATTCGACCATAGCGACGGTTCCCATAATCGCGCCAGCTCCTACCGCGCCCATCATTCCTCCGGCAACGGCTTCGCCTCCTGTTTTATTCGCTTGTCCAATTCCTGCGCCAAGAGCAAAGGGGGCAGCTCCGGGTATCAACGCCATAGCACCAAGCGCACCCTTACCCATAGATCCCATAGCTCCTTTCGCACCTAGACCCTTAAAGCCTCCACGCAACTGCCCCATCAAACCGCCCGCTGGCATTTTCGCGGTTGCTGTATTAAGTAATTTTTGTTTCTCCGTTACTGAATCAATCTGTTTGCCAACACCTCTTAATTCGTCTTCCCATTTTTTATACCACCTGTTATGTGATGCCAGCGACTTATTCGCACTCTCTAATTCTCCCTTCTGTCGCCTTAACGTATCTGCGTTGACATTAAGACCCTTATTTATTTTCCCTTGAGTTTGATTTAGTACATTCTTAGCCTTCTGTTGCCTTTCTTCAGCTTGCGTTATTGCATCTTTCTTTTGTAGAAGCTTTGACTCAAGTTCACCGGCTTTGACATTTAGCTTATTGAACTCTTCTTGGGCTGTCTTTTGTTCACCGGTTAGCTTAAGTGACTCTAATTTTTCCTTACTCCCAGACTTTATAATCTCTTTTTCATCCTCCAATATCTTAAGAGCTTTCTTTCTCTCATCATTTAATTGCTTGGCTGCGTGTTCAGAATTTACTTTCTCAATCTTTTCAGACATTAAACTCTTACGTAACTTATCTACCGCATCTCTTTGCCCTTCTAATACATTTATTTCTCGACTACCGAAACGAGATCTACTTTTTTTACCAGTAATAACTTTACTTAAGTTTTCCCATTGAGCGTCTAGGTCTTTAATCTGCTGTGTTCTTGAATCTTTTGCAGCCGTCGCCTTTGTTAGCTTTTCTGCTGACCTTGATTGTTTCTCCATTGCCGTCGCAATCTTCTTCTCTAACTCAGCCAGTTTTGCCATCTTCGCAGTATCAACCGTTCCCGCTAACTCTTGTCGTCTCCGACTTAGTATTGATCTTCCACTTCCTTTAGAACCGCCAAGCCGACTACTAAAAGCAGTAGCAAGAATAGGCATAGCCGCGCCGGACATACCTCCCCCGCCACTTCGACTTTCACTAGTACGTGCATCAAGATTTACTGTTCTATTTAATCCACGGATACGGGCTTCGAGTGCGCTGATCGCTGACATCGCAGCGCGAGTGTCGACTCTTATGGCGTTACGACGACCTAAACCTTTAAGTGTTTTATTTAAACTGACTGCTGCTGTCTCAATCTTTTTGAAGCGACTTTCGAGGGTACGAAGTTCGCCTTTATTCTTTACATTGATCTGAATATCGGCTGCGTAAATTGCCAACGATCTAACTCAACTTGGTTATTTCAACAGTTTAGCGTCGTCTTGCCTTTTTCATAGCATCTTCCTGCTCTTGGTTGATGATTGAAAAATAAGCAGACCAAGCCAACAGCTCTTGAAGAGTGATGTTTTGATAAAGCTGTTGGAGGGTCATGCCTAATTCCTTCGCGACTCCGAAGGACAGCATCATTAAATTATCCTTCCGTAGTTGCTTTTCTAGTTCTTTTCATATCGGTGGGTTCTTCCTCTGCCTCCGCGTCACTAATCACGGCAAGCATTAGAGCCTGAACATCCTGTTCTTTGCAGAAGTGCTTTAATTCCGCGATATGACTGACGTTGAAGATACGCTCACCGGTCTTAGTTTGGGCTTTGTTGACTAGGAGTTGGAGAGCGAGTGTATTCGTGTCATCTGGATTTTTAGCTTGAGCTTGAGCTTTTTCACGCTCTGCCATTGTGAGGGGAGCGCAGTAAAATTCAATCTCTTTTCCGTTTGTTAATACAACTGTGCGCTTCGTTGGCTTGAGGTTCGCTGCCTTCTTTAGCTCGTCGATTAGGCTTAATGCCATAGTTACTTAGTTAAGTTACCTAATTATATACATAAAAAAGCCCCCCGCAGACATGGGAGGCTTTGTGTATTCCAACCAAACTTAGTTTAGTTACCAAGTAGGTGAGTTGGTTGTCCACTAAGGCTGAAGCTTAATGAACCGACAATGACATCCTCTGGAGATACATTCAAACTGAATCCCATGATTGAGATTGGTGCTTCAATGTAAAGGCTGTCAGTCAGAGATGGTGAAGCAGTCGTACCAACAGTGTTGATGAATAGTCGAACTGACGCTCCATCCTGATTCCTCCTCATGCTGTTACCGAGTAAACGGTTAGCGAGGTTGGTTTGATCGTCTGTGAACTGAACTTCCATTGAGCCAGAACCAGATGCAAACCCGGCTTGCATTGTTCTAAATGAAGCGAGTGAACCTGTGGTATTAACTGTGCAAGGTAGAACAGTTGTGTCAATTTCCTCGCGACTTAGATCGAGAGAGAATGATTTAACCTGACAAACCGCAGCAAATTCCGCGTAATCAATCTTGATGTGATTGACAGCGGTATTGGAAGAGTCTGCTGAACCTGTACCACCGTCACCCGCAAGGGTAATAGCAGTTCCACCGGATGATGCTGATACATCAATTGTTGTCGCAGCTTTCGCAACAACGTAGTAAGTCGTACCTGCTGTGAGGTTGGCATCTATATGTCCAGTGCCTTGGGCAGTGAACTTAACAGGGTCATTAACACGAAAATCGTGGTCTGATGGAACTGTGATTGACGTTCCGGCAGGGAAATCAGTGAAGTCTTTGAGGCAGAACTCAGTGGATGCGGGTTGAAACCAAACGCTTCCATCTGTACCTGTCAAGACTTGGCTTGAGCAAGAAACTGGAATTGGTCTAGCTCTCTATAAAGAGAGTCGTAACAACAGCGGGGCGTTGCTGTACTTGGGGGCTAGTACTTATTTAGATTCTAACTTAAGTGAGTTGCTTTGAACGGACAGCTAATACTTGCCATGTAATGAGGCCGATCATCTAATGCTGCAAAATTAGGTCCATTAATCACACCCACTGTTCCATAACTACCTGTCGATGGATGTGGGTTACAGGTATTTAGATTATTAAGTGCTGTCATTACTGACGTAATCATTTCCTGCGCTCTAGCTGGACCGATGTTCTTAGGGGTGAAACATTCAACGATAACAACACCGCGTAGATTCTCTAAGCTTGGACCTAAAGAAATTTCAGTTGTACCTGTGAAGTTAACTCGAATTAAAGCGTACTCAGTTGTAGCGTCGTCATCGGTATAAGTTTGGTTATCTCCATAGCAAGAAACAGCAGGAGTTAATGCTCCCAAAGCCGCTATGACTGGGGCTTCGTAGATTGCTCGGATGGATTGAAGAGTCATTAGTATCTCCTGAATACGTTTGTGAGAGTGTCATTTATCCTTTTACCCATACCGCCTTTGGGCGCGTGAACGTATAAAAGAAACCAGTCCTTTTTGGCTGTCGCATTTGGCGCATTTCCCATTTGTCTTCCTTTATTCGTGGGTAGTAAATCCATTGCGTAACCTCGGTATTCGGTCATATTGCCAATTGTGTAACCTTCTAAATTACTATTTTCTGGAATAAACGGTACTAGAGATCTAGCAGGGGGTTTTTGGTCTTCTCTAGATGTTCGTGAAACCGGGTAACTTCTCGGGATATACATAGGTATTGAACTTTTTGCACCTGTCACAACTCTCCAAGACTTAGCAAATAATCCACTCCAATATGGTCCCTCTTCTATCAAATCCTCAACAACATCACCTACGGCATCCTTTAATCCTTCCTGTAAAGCTTCTCTAAAGTCAGGAATAAGTTGTGAGATGGGCTTTGGCATTATTGTGGCCTCACAAAACAGGTGTAGAAAATAGGGTTATCTCCTCGGGTCGTACTGACACGGACAACACTTGCGGTTACGTTGCTGCCTTCGGCTTGGTAAATAAACTTGTCGGAAGTCTTTATATATGTTGTGCCTAGTTGGGCCGCGTCAATCAAGATCTTTGCATCACTAACTTGTAGAACACCATCAACTTCGGTGGGTGAAACTTGAGTGATGATTGCTTTGACTGAGATGTTTGTTTCGTTTGGAGTAACAACACCAGTGGTTTGGTCATAAACTCCGGTCCCGTTAACGCGAACGAATGTCATGGCTTGCCCCCACTTCGTTATTAGAGGACCAGGGATAGGACCAAATACGTCGTCAATCTTGCTCACGATCTCACCGCTAACATGATGGTCTGACTACCTACCTTTGCATAACAACGAAGTAGGTCTTTGAGCCAAGGGAATAAAACAATAATCTTGGGGCCGGTGGATACGTTCTTTGCCCCGTCGTATTCGTCATATTCAACTTCTAGTTCACCTATCTTTTCTTTCGATACATAAGTACCGGTGGTTGTTGTCTCTGGTCCATCAATATAAATTGATTGGTTGGCGTGAAGCTTGAGGGCTAACTCGCAAGTTGCTTCAACTAATTGGTTGGGAATGGTTGTGCAGACAGTGGCATCACATGAACCATCTGCTGCTACCTCCCTCGGCCATTGCAGTGCCTGATCATCCAAGCATTTCGTTCCGTACCACTGGAGAGTTTCTAAATTTCGAGTCGCTACTTTTAGAGCTAAATCTTTTTGAGCGTCACTTAACGCTGTCCATGTTGCGTTATTGAAGGAAGTGGCGAAATACGTGTCAGCGTCGGCTCTCGCAACGTAACTGGTGGTTGTTGGTAATGACATCAGAGTGGAACAGCGATGATTTCTAAACTTTTATATTGGGTCTTTAATCTGCGACGTGTCTTTCGCGCTTCGTGAGAATCAACATCAACAACCGAGGGATAATAGGTTGGTAGTACGTTCTCAGGTATGCCTTCACGTGGCATGAGATAAAAGCGAACCATTGAGATCACTTGATTACCTCACCTAACTTAACTCAGTTTAATCCTTGTAATAAAAAGGGGAACCAATGTGTAGCTCCCCTCCTTATCGTTCTCAAACAAGAAGCAATTAAGCCTTGTTGACTGAGAATGGTGTGTTAACTGTCAACTTGACTGCATCTACCATCTTGCGCTCGGTATAAGCCAATGTCCAGTTACCTGCTGTAGATAAGTTGGCATTTGTTGGGTTGTCAGCACCACCGTACTTAGTTCCTCCTAAGTGGAAACCGTAGTGGTAGTCAACAGAGATAACGTCCTGCTTAGAAAGGATGTTTCTGTCTGACTCAACGCGAAGCTCTTGCTGAACGCCTTCGTTCATTGCACCTGAACCAAGAAGGTAAACAGGATACTGGTCAGATCCACCAGCGTTAAGAGTTGGAGCAATGAGGTCGTCAACAATTACCTGTAGACCCATGAAGGTTGCTACTTGAGTTGAAGAAACTCCAAGGCCACCGCCTCCCCATGAGATTGCAGTTCCACTAGCTAAGTTGTTAGCTGAGAATTGCAATGCTCCTACTTCCTGTAAGTACGCATACACATCACTGTGCATTGCGATGGTGGAAAGTTCGTTAGCTCTTTCACCAAGAAGGTTTTTAGCCTTGATGACGTTTGAAAGAGTTAAGTAGTTAACCTGTGTTGTTGCTGCGTTACCAGATACGTCAGTTGCGTTACCTGTTACAGCTCCGAAGATTCCGTCTAACTGGTTGATCAGTGTAGATGTACGAAGCTTATTGATTGCTTGCGAAATCTGGTTGCGGATTGCGCCCATTGGGTCTGATCCGGTTCCAAGTTGAGAAAGGTCATCTACCGCATAAGAAAAACCACGGTGGATGATAGGCATTACCTGATCAGCCGCTGTGACTTTCTGTGGTGTTAAATAACCAGCTCCAGATGTTCCCCAGTTGTTCGCTGAAGTGATTCTCTCTTCAGTTGGTGCAATGGGTTTGAAGAATGGTACTTGTACCTTTACGCCACCTGCACGTGCGTCTAGTGCGCTGTTTCTTACAACGGCACCGGACTGTACCCACTTACATGCGTTGTAGATGTCTTCCTGTACGTAGCCCAGAAATTCTGGGCGTGTTACTAGATCACTGAGGAATGTTCCTCCAGTGTAATTTTGATATGGAGCAGCCATGTTTAAGGTTGCGAGAGATTACCGTGAATTACCCTCTTTGCGCTTCTGCTTTCAGCACTTTGGCAAGTTCTGGATTCTCAACTTCGAGTTTGATCGCATCTGTCATGTTCCCCGTTTTATAGGGGTTTTTCATTCCGGGTGCGACGCTCGGGGCGGCGGCGTTTGATCCCATTCCTCGACTTCCACCCGCTGCAAAATGATGCTGCCATTCCTTCGCTTGCTTCAAATTACCGAGGTAATCACCAAGACTCTGTTCAACGCCCCCGTTTAACACAGTTGGGTTGCCTTCGTCACTTTGTCGCAATAAGGGTTGGAGCAATACATACATTTGCTCGGGGTTTAATGCGTTGGATTGAGATATTGCTGATAAAGAACTGGCTTTGAGACGTTCCTGACTTGCCGATTGGGTCACAGACTCCAACTCGGTTCGTAATTCTGCGGTCTCATTTAGAAGACGAGTCTCTAGCGTTTTGCAACGCTCTTTCTCCGCTTCATATAGCTCTTTGTAAGCACCTTGACTCTCAAGGTTTTCACGCACTGCCGTTTGTTGAGTTTCTTGCAACTTGTCTACTTCAAATTGAAGCTTTGATAGCTGCTTTTTTGTCTGTTCCGCTTCTTTCTTAGCTTTGGCAGCTTGAGAGTTGGCGAAACCTAACTTCTTCTGTAGTAATTCTTCGGTGGCACTGCCTTCCGGTGAACTAACAGGGGGATTTGGTGGAATTGGTGCGGGGGTAGCGGTCACGGACTCACTAACAGCGTCGGCCACAGGCTCAACTACCGCTATTTCCTCAGACATGCAAAAACGAGAGGTTGACTACATTCTACCTCTTAATTACTTAATTGAGTAAATCCTACTTACGTAGTTATGACTTCCTTCTTTTTTGGGGTTGATTTGCGTGGCTTACTGGCTTTCTTTGGGGTACTTTCCTTGCTTTCGGCTGTATCCCAACGAGGCCACCACGGAGATGGATACCAACAAGCCATGTCTTTAACTTACTTAAGTAGCTTCATACTACAGGTACTACAACACATCGGCAGTTTGGGTGAACCTTCGGTAATGCCGGGAAATCATTCAGACTTGGCTTCGTAACTCGGTGGTAGGGCAGACATAGTTGACAGGTATTCTCTAATGTTGCTAACCACATCCACTCTTGGCCCGCTGCTGCGCTGTCTTCCCAAAAATCTCTGGCTGTTTTGTTGGCGATGTCCCAAACCGCTGCCGTGATTGTGTTATTCGTTCTGTTTAGGATTTGGTTGCCGTATGATCCCTTCCTTATTTGAGCAATCGTTCGACCATTTCGTTCGAGTGTTCGGACTACTTTGTTAGCAATCTCCGTTGTTGGTAGCTCTTTAAATAAAGAAGTGCGAACCATTCGATCCAAATCCCTAGCCATGTTTATCGTTAGACGATTAGATACGCCTGGTGTTCCCAGGATTGAATTCAGTGTTATTCCTCCTATCACTACCTTTTTTAGTAACTCCTGATTACCTATGGGTGCAACAACAGGAGCCGGTTGGTTTACATACTCTGCCGCTGCTTTTTGTATTCTTGGTCTTATTGCCTCTAGTTCTGGCGGGATCTGTACCCGAAGAACACTAGTAATCGTCGATAAGATTGGTAAGGCTAAAGGTTGAATCTGTTGCCACTCATAGATCCGAAATTGACCCGTTGGACTGATCTGTTCGATTAATTGACGTAGCTCTAACATCGCAAAACGTAGAACAGGACGGACTTCCTGCTCTAGTCGTGCTTCTATTCGACTTGCAAATAATAAAAATAAAGCAAGTAGTTCTTCTTCTTTTTCATTACTCTGCATACTTGCCAGATCTTAAGGGGGTGGGCAGTGTCATCGAACCTTTTGTCTTACCTGACGCTGCGTCGCCACTGGTTGCTCCTCCATTTGTTTCTTCACTCTTGATCTTGACTTGCTCGCGAGCTTGGTCGAGATCTAGTTCGAGTTTGTCCTCTAGTTCATCCTTAGTTCTAGATAATTCACTGTCAATTTCGACGTAAGGAGGAATAACCTCTCCTTCTTGCAAGATGCGAAGCAGTGTCTCCTGTGAGATCTGGTTTTGCATCTGGAGCTGGAGCATCGCAGTGATCTGGTTTCCATCAAGTAAACGATTCTCGTAATCGCGAGGGATGGTCACAGTAGGAGGCTCGACACCTGCGTAATCTGCCGCCATCGCTAGGATTTCGGTGATTGCGCGAGCTAGGTCTTCGCTGATAATTGACATGATTGAGTCGCTGTCAATCCTGTCGAGTCGCTTGGCTTCGGCAGCCGCATTGGTGATGTTCTGCCTAGCTAATGTGCTAATTCCAAGGCTGCTGATTTGCTCTTCGAGTGTGCGTAGGCAATCCAGTTGAGATTGAAAGGAGTCGCTATTGCTAGATACGTAATCTGCTGATCCGTCTGGGGGTAGGAGGACCGCAGTATTAACTGATAGGCCGAGCTTGTTATCACTGTCAGGGTCGAAGCCTTTTAGGACAAAGATTGGTTGGCTACCAACGTGGATGCTGTGGTGGTAATCCGTGAATCTTTGGCAATAGGCGATGTTTAGGTTCGCGACCTCCAATAACGGGGGTCTAGAAAGGAGTGTCCCGAGACGGTTGGAATACACTGTGACGACTGGGATTCTGTCGAGGTCGTAGCTTCCTGATTCGTGGAGATACCAGCCTGCGTTTCTTCCGGTGGTTGCGTTCTCTGTTCTCCAAACTTCGTATCTTCCTGGTTCGAGGACTCGAACTTGCTCGATGACATCTTCGCCAAATCTTCCTTCTGGTTCACTAACAACTTCAGAATAACGCAACTGGGTTAAGTCAGCTTGGGCGCGGTTGCCCTCCGTTCTCCAGCCACATATTTGTTGTGCCTCAATAGGACATAGGTAGGGTCTGTAATCTCCTGAGCGCATCTCAGCCAGATTGTTAGGCATGTCGCTAGGACTTTCGACCAAAACACTGGTATGTCCGTATAACAAAGCATCGACTAAGACTCGTCTCGCAAATTCGTTGAGGGGTGTTCCGTCGCCAGTGACATCCTTTGCCCACTCTTTCCAATAGTCTTGGTCGCCTCCCTCAAGATGAATACCTCGCCTCAGTATTGTTCCCGCAGCTTGTGATGCTAGTCGTTGCAGGAAGGGGGGCATGACTGCGTGGAAGATGCGACGACCATAAGCATCGTCATCTTCTCTTGGTTCGCGGGGGATGATACTCTCCGCGTTTTGACGGATCGTCTTCGTGCCACCAACACAGGTGTTGATTGGATTCCAGAATGGGATCATTCCGAGAACTGCCGCGTTCTTTGCGCTCGGATCTTCGGGTTTGTCGTTCTTGGGGATGTCTACCCTTCCGGTTAATCCACCTATGTCAATAAGTGCATTTTTACCCGGACGTTTGGGGTAGGTGGAGCCGGAAATAGTCATGTCCCTATTCTAGTAGATACGAATGGTTGAACCACCACTTGTCCAACGACGTAGTGGAGCTAGATAACTTATTGCGTATCCTAGTGCATCTACTGGTCCAGAGATATCATCTAAGCCGCCAATTCCTTTGGTTGGTTTACCGGTTTTGTCGTAAGTTTGTTGTTCGAGTGATTTGATTAAATATTTACAACGGTTGTGTACTTTAAGGCGGTTCGATAATAATAAGACGTTGACACAGTTAACTCGGTCTGCAACAAGTGGGTTGCTTGATTGTACTTTAACGATGAACTTTCCTTTCTTTAGGAGGCTAAGGTCTGACTCAGAGGCGTTGGTGGTAGTGCGTTGTTTGCTGGCCGCATCTGGGATTATGACTAGGTTATCTCTTTGTAATTGCTCGGGGTAGGTGTTAGTTAGTTTCTCGACTACGGCGGGGGTGTCCTTGGGGTAGTGTTCATCTATGACGTGAAATTCGTCGCCGCGACGGATAATTGTCATGCAGAAACAGGCTGCTACGTTGAAGTCAACTCCTAAGAATATGCGGTCTTCGTTGTTAATTTGTTCGTCTGTCCAATGTTTATCTCTATCGAATGGATGGTAGACAGTTGTGTTTTCTAGGTTGGTGAACTCTCCCTCGATGTAACTGGCTATTAAATTCGCGTCATAGTTTTGGTATAAAGAGTCGATGAAGCCAGGGGGTAGGTGTGGGTTATCCGTTGTCTTTGCTTTGATCATACGGCGGTCTTCTCTGTCACCGTTCTCTACGAAAGTGCGGTAACACCATTTGTATCCCTCTGGTGTAGAACCTACTGCAAGGACTGGGTTGTTGCCTCCACGTAATCTGGCGAGGAACATCTCACTTGCTTTTTGTGCTACTTCCATTGGCGAAGTATCAATTTCGTCACAAAGAATGAAGGATAAATTCTGACCCCTGATGCGATTCCATGTTTCGGTGGCTCGGCATAACAGGGTGGTGCTGCCATGTTCGGTGTGGATTATGTATTCCGGTTGCGGGGATACTCGGAAGTCGTATTCGATTTGGTATTCCTCTAGGAAATCATCTAAACTTCTCATCCATACGTCGCGAAGCAATATATTTGTAGGTTCGAAGACTGCGCCGACTGTTCCGGGGTTATCCATGCACAACAAAACTGCTTTGGCGCAGAGGGCTCTGGTTTTTCCACTTCCGAAGCCTCCAATGAATCCTAGAATGAGGTGTTTTTGATCATTACAAAATGTTCGTTGGGCTGGTAGTAACCCTTCTACAATTTTAAATCGCAATTTTTCATTGGTTTCCGTCGCTCGGCTGGATACCTGAATGGGTGGTTCGAGACAGGAGCCACCGGGTACGTTCGCTAGTAAACTCACCTATAAAATCCTTACTTACTTAAGTAGGATAGTTGGTATTAAACATAGGGGGTAGGGTGAACGAGATTATTGCAGCAATTCTTGGAGCTGGTATTTCTGTTGTGGCAATGTTGGCAATGGGAGCTGGTAAAAAGAGGGAATCCTTTACGGTCGAAATATTTAGGAGGCTAAATACTTTGGATAATAAGGTGACAAGGTTGGAGGAGAGGTCTAATTACAACAAAACCCCCTAGTGTCCTCAAAGACTTAGGGGGCTTTGATGATACCTAATCTTGACCGTGATGTTTAATAAGCAGTTGCCCAGAATAATGTGTGCATCTTAATTCTAATTGCGATATCCATAGATACAACAAAACCCCCTAGTCACCTGTAAAAACTAAGAGGTTTGTTGGCTTCGGCTAAGAAGCGGCTACGGGGTCATGGGGGACCAGACATATCCTAGAGAGAAGGGGGGTAGGGTGCAACTAGGTAGAGATACGTAACTAAGTATAGTTATATTTTTAGGTTAGGTCTGGGAGGTACCGCCCCCACGCGAAAAACAGAATGCAAATCGCTTCCCCGGGGGTAGGGTTTGACTTGCATAACTGTCTTTAACACAGTTACGCAAAGGCCACTAATCAGTCAGGGCAAAGGGTCTGCAATATGTCCACTATTTATAGGCTTGTGTCCAATTTGCCGCGCCACTATTTAACATTTTTAGCCCATACTTAAGTATTAATCAAGCTAGGTAATTAAGTAGGAGCTGATACCCCTACCCCCTACGCGGCGATATGTTAGAGACTACAATCTATTGTCTATTTGCTCGAGTCTGAGAGATTAAATAATTTAGCTTTACTGTTTACGGCTCCCAATGCGACCGCTAGCTGGTTACTTTCCATACAGCGTTCAACAATCCTCGTTAACTGATCAGCCAGCTCAACCGTCATTGTCTTTCTTGATACCTCAAACTCCCTAGTCATCTCTTCGTTAATCTCTTGCCGGTACTTGTCTACCTGACTATGTCCTATGCCCCATGTGGTCCTCGCATAATCTAATATTTGAATTCTTGACTTTCCATCGCGCATCATTGCATATATTTTATTTAAACGTATTTGTTTTTCCCTCTTAGTACACTTAGCCACAGTAAAGAGCGATCTAACAGCATATAAAGCCAGTATAAGGGACAATTACTTGATTAAGTAGTAATAGACTAAAAAGACAATAAAAAAGGCCCGCGTAATACGAGCCGGTGATCTTGTTGTTTGACTGGTTAGCTGTGTGTGTAACCGTCGGTTTCAATACCTAGCCAAATACTAGGAGAATCTTGCTGTTGACTAACTGAGACCATATAACACCGGTTAAGACTGTCATAGAATGGCACCCCTACAAATGCCCATTTCTTTTTAATCGTCTCGAGTGCCTGTGTTTGTTGCTTATTCATTAAAAGCAAACCTCAACATCTTGAGTTGTAGGAGTCTCTACCGGTTGTTTTTGTTTTTCTGCCTTGTAGGTTTCATCAGCTTTATATGCTGCATAGAGCTTTTGCATATCGGCATTAAAAGAATGGTAGTTTGAGTCCTCAAAGGCACTAGATGACACCTCATACACTGAGTTAGGGTCCCACATAAAAAACTTAGAGATAAGAACGCCGGCGGCATCTTCATCAGTTACATATTCCGGTTCAATAAAGCTTTTAGCCTTAACAAAACTTAGGAGCTTTGAAAATGTTTCTCTTAATAGAGTGTCGTCGTCCTTTGGTGCTTCTGTAACTTTAGAAGCCTCCCAACTATCACCCCTTGCTATAGAAGGTGTAGAACCGTCACCGATAAGGGTGTATTGTTGGCCGTCGATTGGTTGAGTCATGAGATGTAATGCAATTGGATTAATAAGAAAGTTTTTTACAAGCGTTTAGAAGTTTGTAATAGCTAGGAAGTTGAACCGGTTTATTCATCGAATAGCTACCGGTTGAATCCTTGCTTAATAAAATTGTTTTCATTTGATCGCTCTCTCTGGCTTTGCTTCTAAAGTCCCTTTTAAGACTCTCAAAGCTTCTTCAATATCACCAAGTCTTTTGCCTTGTTCATCGTCTTCAAAGCTTAGTTGGTGCTTAGCTACCTCATTAATTAAAAAGTTTAGAGAGACCTTTTGAAGCATTGTTAATTCGTCGAATCTCTCTGAAATAGGAATGTTAATGGTGGTCATGTGATGAAATGCAATGGAATAAAAAAGAGCCCTTTCGGACTCCTTCATTATAACCATACTTATGTAAGTATGTCACCTATTCAACCGAGTTAGGTTACACAGTAGTTAACAAAGCCTCACGCGCTTGATTGATAGCGCGGCCATTATCTCCATGATAAAGACTATTTAACCTTTGCTCTGTTCTCTGAATAGCTGACTTTGCGCGGCCAGTATCAAAAGTATAAAACTGAGTAATTGCATTTAAAAATCTATAGCAATTTGAAGGGGTCACGATCTCGCCGGTTGACTGGTCAGTGAAAGCAGTTTGTTGAATACCGTAACCAGTTTTAAAGTGCTTTCTAATTTGCTCAACTTCCTTAAGGTCGTTAATCGTTCTGTCTCTCTTATCTTTGATTGAAGAGTCATAGATAGGTGTAGCCAACTTCTCAGCGAATAAGGTTTCAATAGTCTTATTAGCGCGTTCCTTAGTCAATTCAACTTTTGCAAGCCGCTTGAGATCAGAAATAACGCCGTTAAACTGGTTTGTCTCACGGTTGATAATGGCTGGCAGAGCTGACACGTAAGAATTGATCCCCTGAGTGTGCTTCATTGAAAGGCCCTTTTGATTTGCCTTTGCATCTCGGAAAACTTTACCGGTAAAGCTAGACATCTGATTACAACAACTAAGTCTCATAGTGGTAAAAAACACGCCGAAACCAGAACTTAAATCATTAGAGTTGAAGAAATGAAGCCTATTAATAACTGAGTCACTAGGGCCGGTTACTTCTTGAGTCCCTAAATCAATAACTCCATACATTTTTCTTGAATTATTGAAATTAATTAAATTAGTGAGCTTACCTTCTGGATACATGCCGAGTAGCTGTTGAGTGAAATTAATAATTGATGCCGGTTGAAGCTCTTTATAAGTCTTGGATACTTCAGCTAGGCGTGTATCAGTATCTTCTCTAACTAGCGTTTGCTTATCATTAATAAGCTTGTAGCCATCTTGACCCATAAAAAATAAGTCACGCCTAACAATATTAAAATTACAGTCAGCCTGATTAAAGGCATCTAATACTGATTCTTGACCGGATAAATCAAAGCCAAGAACTGATTCATTACTTACAACTTTTGAATCTTCGCGCTTTGCTTGCCAGAGCATAGGCTGATTTTTTGCGTCGTTTGCATAGCTTGTTGATGCTGCTAGACCTGTAGAAAATGCCATGTGATGTGATGTAATTTGACCGCCAGCTTTCGCCGGCAAACTTAAGA